AAAGAAACCAACATTAAATGAGGTGATGTATGAATGCGAAAAATTCATACGAGACCAAAGCGTTTCTGGTGGACTAGATATTAATTCGATCTTTGCTGATGCTATTGAAGGTGCGGTCATTTATGTTAAGTTTGATATAACAATAAATGGTGTAAGTGAGTGGGATGTAATTGTATCAAGTGATATTAAGAAAATCAAGAGTGGTAAAAAAGCATTCTTGCGTACAAAAAATGGCTACACAAGAGCCGCAGATAGAATGGGCGTGCAAATTTAATTGAGGCTTTATGACTACATTTGTGACTGGTGGTTTGGGATTTATTGGTTCTAATTTTGTAATCTCTCATCTGAAGAAGTATCCTGAAGATGAGATCATTATCATCGACAATAATTCTTATGCTGCAAACGAAAGCAATTTAGAAGGTTATTGGAACGATTGGCGACTCAAACTCAAGCGTTGCGACATTCGCAATTTCGGGCATTTGGAGAGTTTGTATCATGATCACGAGCCGCATATTACTTTCCATTTTGCTGCTGAATCTCATGTGGATAATTCCATTCGTGGCGACGATATTTTCTTGGATACAAATATTAATGGAACCCACAACATTCTCAAGTGTATTCGCAAATACGGTGGGAAATTAGTCCACGTTTCTACTGACGAAGTGTACGGAAGTTTGGGTCATGATGATCCAGGGTTTACTGAAAGCACTCCATACGATCCTCGCAATCCATACTCTGCAAGCAAAGCAGCCAGTGACCATTTAGTTCGTGCTTATGTCAACACGCATGGGCTTGATGCAGTTGTGACTAATTGTTCAAATAACTACGGTCCGCGACAACATTCAGAAAAGTTCATCCCGACAGTCATTCGTCACATTAAGAACAATACTCCAATCCCTGTTTATGGCACAGGTCAGAATATTCGCGACTGGTTGTTTGTTGAAGATCATTGCGAAGCATTACTGACTATTGGTCAAAACTTTAAATCTGGCGAGCGATACAATATCGGCGGCGGCGTCGAGATGAGTAATCTAGATATGGTTACACTCATTCTTGATTTGATGGGTAAGCCAGTTCACATGTATCAGAACTGGATTAATTTTGTACCTGATCGTATGCACAAAGGTGATTTCAAAACAATTGCTTCCTGTATATGATAAGCCGCTTGTATATTATCCAATTTCTACATTAATGATGGCTGGCATTCGTGATATTATGATTATCACCTCCCCTGCTGATCGCGCACCATTTGAGAATTTAATTGGTGATGGTTCGCAATGGGGTCTTAATATTACATACGCAACTCAACTTGAACCTAAAGGCATCGCTGAATGTTTTCGTATTGCCGAGAAATGGATCGGTAGAGATGATGTGACTCTTATTCTTGGTGATAATATTTTCTACGGTAATGAATTAATCAATCGTTTCAATCATGCTGCTTGGAATAACTCTGGTGCAACATTGTTCGCATATCACGTTGCTGATCCAGAAAGATTTGGTGTAATTGAATTGGACGATAATGATGAGCCTGTAAGAATTATCGAGAAGCCTAAATTTGCACCAACCAATTATGCGGTCACTGGGCTTTACTTTAAATCGGATTATGGTAAATACTTGTCTCAAATTTTGAGGGTGAAATAATGAGTGACGTGAAGCAAATGATTGAAGAGTTGGTTGCGGCTGTTGGTACACCGAAGTACGCATATAATTGCAAAGAGTTTACTCCTGGCAAGGATACTGTCTTTTATTCTGGTCCATATTGGGACGAGAAGGAAGTCATTGCTGGTGTCACTGCATTCCTAACAGGTAAGTGGCTCGTTTCTGGTGAGCAAGTTGCCAAGTTTCAGTGGGCGTTTGGACATAAGTTCAATGTAAAGCATTGCCACATGGTCAACTCTGGTTCATCGGCTAACTTGACGATGGTTGCTGCGCTCAAGAAGCATTTGGGTTGGAAAGATGGTGATCAAGTTATCGTTTCACCAGTAGGCTTCCCAACTACAATTGCTCCGTTGGTTCAAAATGGGCTTGTGCCAGTCTTTGTTGATATTGAAATGAAGACACTCAACTTTGATCTTGATCATGTTGAAAAGTGGATCACCGATAAGACCGTTGCCATTTTTGTCTCACCAGTTCTTGGCAATCCGCCAGATATGGACCGAATCAAGGCTATGTGCGAGAAACATGGCATTCGTTTGATTGGTGATAACTGCGATTCACTTGGCACAAAGTGGGATGGTAAACTTCTGACGGATTATTACTATGCGTGGACAACATCTTTCTATCCTGCTCACCACATTTCAACGGGCGAAGGCGGCATGGTTTGCTCAAATGACGAAAACCTCATCAACACCGCTCGTAGCATTAGCTGGTGGGGTCGTGATTGCCGTTGCGTTGGTGCTGCTAATCTATTGGCTTGCGGAACATGTGGTAATCGCTTTGATAAATGGCTTGAAGGATATTCTCTTTGAGAAGTATATTTCAGGCGTTCGTGTTGCTGAGAATCTTCTCTTGGCTGATCCGTCATGGTTCGGCGTACCACTGATTACGGATACACCTGAACTGAAGGAAAAACTTCAAGCATTCTGCGAAGAAAACAAGATTCAAACTCGCAATTACTTCGCTGGAAATATTCTGCTGCATCCTGGCTATAAGCATCTTGACGATGCTTCGAAGTATCCAAACGCAAACAAGGCATTGAGCAACGTATTCTTCGTTGGATGCCCACCGCATTATGGTGAAGAAGTGTTTGCCTACTATGAGAGTGTAATGCAAAAATGGGTATGCTAAATGTTTTCGGAGGAAACGGGTTCGTCGGATCGCAATTCTGCAATACAACGAAAAATGGGTATTTCAAAAATTATCGAGAAAATATCGGAGTATTTTCTCCCGACGTTGTTTATTTTATTAGCACTGTTGACAATTATAATGTACACGTCGATCCTACTCTGGATATACATACTAATTTAACCATACTTGTAAAGGTTCTTGACAATTACAAAGCCTATATAAAATCATCTAAACAACCTGGATGCTTTAATTTCATCTCAAGTTGGTTTGTGTATGGTCGAGACTCTGGCTTCGGTGAGGGGTCAATCGGTATTTCAGAAACTGATTTATGCGATCCGAAGGGATTCTATTCCATTACAAAGAGATGCGCCGAGCAGTTGCTCATGTCATACTGCGAGACGTTTAATTTAAACTATCGCATTTTGAGGTTGGCGAATGTTCTTGGTCCAAATGATAAAAAGGTTTCTGCGAAGAAAAACGCAGTCCAATATCTATTGGGCGAACTCTCTGAAAACAAACGAGTCGACCTCTATGATAGCGGTTATTTTTATCGTGATTATATTGATGTTCGCGATTGCGCTAGAGCAATCGATCTGGTTATCAACAAAGGCGAACTCAACTCAATCTACAATATTGGAAACGGAAAGGGAATAATCTTCCGCGACATTATTCGCTATGCTCGAGATGCCATGGATTCTGGCTCAGAGATTCGTACGATCGAACAGAAAGAGTTTCACAAGAAAGTTCAATCCTCTCGCTCTTTCTTTATGGATAATACCAAGTTGAGAGAACTCGGTTATCGTCCAGAATACACCATCAACGAAACAATTGATAGCGTCATTCAAGGCATCTTAACGAATAAAATTAACTAAATATACTAGTAAAATCCCACAGTGTGGAGAGAGTATGTTTGGCTTCAAGCAGTATATTCCATTATTATCAGAACAGAAAAAACCAGTTCGCGGAATACTACACCTCCCACATCCTTCTGAAGCCGCTTTTAACACTCGTAAAGGCGCAGTCGGTTCCACTCTCTCCAAGATTCAAGGTGTTATCAGTGGTCGCACTCCGATCACTCGTAAGATCGACGATCGAATGTCTTTCCAAGCCATTCGCACACCAGAAGGTAAAGTCGGTGTAAAGTATAAAGGCACTGGCGCAACTTATAACTTCTCTTCAGAAGATATTAAGAAACAACACAGCGAAAAGCCATACATCGCTGGTCCACTTATGAATATCCTCAAGCACGTCCATAAAGTGCTTCCAAAGGGTTCAGGAGAATATCAGGGTGGATATCTCAGTTCTCTTGAAGACCGCACCGAAGAAGATGGCAACATCGGTCACAAACCGAATACTATTCGTTATTCTGTAGATAAAAATTCTGCAGAAGGAAAGAAACTCGCAAAGGCTCCATTGAGCATTGCGCTTCACTCTCGTATTGCTGCTGATGGCAGCACATCTCCAATCGGTGAAGGCGAGTTGCAAGAACATCCAGATGTTCATCTAATGAGTCATCTTGTTTCTTCAGAAGAAAGAAAACTCAGCCCAGAAGCAAAGCGAAAAGCACTTGAACATATCGCTGCAGCAAAAAAACTCTCAAAAGATCATTCACATGACCACCATGAAGGTCATGAAGAAACTCTATTGCGTTACGCAAACTCAACTGTTGATAGTGGAGAAAAGCCAAGTGCAAAGGGTTACACAAAATTTCTTCAACAAGATCATCAAAAGAAGATTGATAAAGTTAAGACTGATAAAGCAAAGGCTCAGAAAACTGAAGTCATGAAAGCATCAATTAATCATGTAAATGATAATCTTGATAAGTTTGATAGAACATTCGAAGTTCATCATCATATTCACCAAGCAACTCAAGCTGTTGCAAATGCTTTATCCAAAACAGCGCATGGTGGATACTCGCACAAGATAAATGGTCAAGAAGCTGCTGGCGAAGGGTTTGTTTCTGGAGGAATGAAGTTTGTTCCTCGAGCATTTACTGAAGCAAATCGCAAACGTTCAGCGGAATTGAAAGCACAAAAGAGTGTATTATGAGTAAAGCAACATTCACCTTTGGAAGATTTAATCCACCAACCGAGACTGGTCATGGCAAATTGGTTTCTGCTGTTCAAGCGCATGCAGAAAAAACTAGTGGCAAACATTATATCTTTCCATCACATTCTCAGGACTCAAAAAAGAATCCATTGAGCCACAAAGATAAGGTTGGTGCAATGAATCGTTTGTTCCCAAATGCAAACGTTGTTGCGAGTGGCAAAGTGCGTACTGCAATTGATGCTATGAAACATTTAGAAGCGCAAGGTCACACTCACGTCACTATGGTTGTAGGTTCTGATCGCGTTGATAACTTCCAATCTCTACTCGATAAATATAGAACTAAAGAGTATCCAAAAATTAAAAAGGTTAATGTTGTATCAGCAGGAGATCGTGATCCAGATGCAGAAGGAGCAGAAGGTATGTCTGCTTCTAAACTTCGTGAATTAGTTTCTGCTGGCAAGAAAAAAGAATTTGTTTCACATTATAGCGATCCAAAATTGGGCGCACATATACATGATAAGGTAAAAGCAGGTATGCAAATGGAATCAGTTTCACCTATATCCTTAAGAATATCTTTTCGCGTTTTGATTTAACTGAAGTTCAAGCTGATCAAATTCTCACTGGTGCTGCCGCAGAACTATTCGAATTAAATAAAAACATTGTGATCAATGGTGCCAATGATGCCGATAAAATCGAGCTTGTGCAAACCATGCTTGAAGGATATACATTTGATTTTGTTCACGTATCTGTAACAAATAAAGTTTCTCGTTTGCGCAACGAACAACGCGAACAACCAATTGCAGAATCAAAGAGAATTGAGAAGTATCTCAAGGCTGAGCAATTAGCAAAAGATGTTGAAGCATTTATCTTTAACAACTCAATCAATCTTAATGAATCAACTGAGATGGAAAGAGTTTTCTTTGGATCTCAAATTGAGAAAATTCTAGAGCGTATTATGACTCTTGGTTTGGAGATTCAAGAGGAATCTTCACCAAAGTCTTTTACTCTTCTTCGCGAAAAAAAGTTTCCACCAGTCGCGAAAGATAAAGAATCTGGTTTACCAAAGAAATATGTTCGTGGATTGAGTGCATCAACAGCAAAAGCACGCAAGACTCATTGGAAAAAGATGGATAAACTTTCCGATAAAGATCCGCGAGCATATGAGCCAGCTCCTGGCGATGCAACTGCAAAAACGAAACCAAGCACGCATACTCTCGCTGTTCGTAAGATGATGGATGAGGCTGAGCAACAAAAGGTTCGCCGTATTGCTCGTAGTGGCAATATCACTGCAGTGATGGACAAGCGTAAAGAAACAGGTCGTGTCAGTGAGTCTGCAGATTCTTCAATTTCTGCAAAAGCCAAGAAGTCAGGCATCTCTGTTGGTACACTTCGTAAAGTTTACAAGCGCGGAGTTGCTGCTTGGAATTCTGGACATCGTCCAGGAACGACACCACAACAGTGGGGTCATGCTCGTGTAAATTCTTATATCAATAAGGGTAAGACTTATCACACAGCAGATAAAGATTTGCGCGAAGAAGCAGACATTGATGAACTATTTGAAATGCAATTGGTGGGTACAGATGAATATCGTAAGCATGCCATTGCTATGACACCAGGACAAAATCAGGAGATTGAAAATGCTTACACTGCTACGAAATCTGTTACAGCCAAAGAAGACTGTGATTGTGGAGGAGAAGGCATCCAGTTCCTCCAGGATATGAGCGTGTTAAGTCTTGGGGTGGCGCTTATGAACTACGCAAGATTCGCGAAAAGCCAGCAACGGTGAAAGAAGCTGTAGAATATCACATGGAAAATGAGATCTCTTTTACGGAAAATGTATTTCGTCCAGGCTCAGAGATGTTCTTCGAGATGATTGCCGAAGCCAAGAAACTTTATAAAGAAGGCAAATATACACCTGCTGATGAATTCGAATTAGACATGCTCAATTCCGATATCGGAGAGAAAGTAATCTTCGAAGGTCAGGAAGTGATTCTTGACTATCCATTCGAAGAAGAGTTGAACGAAGAAGATAAAACTGGCGGCAAGGGTATTGGCAAGCCATGGCGCGAAGGCGGTGGCGGTGCTGTTTATGTTCGTGACGGTGGATCAATTCGTAAAGTCAGTTTCAGTAAGTCTGGAATGAAAAAGAGATATATGGACCCTGCTGCAACTCGTAGTTTCGTTGCTCGTCATCGTTGCTTAACAAACAAAGATAAGACTAGCGCATCCTATTGGGCATGCCGTTGGCCAAGATTCTTTAGCAATTCAGGCAAGACATGGTGGTAAATGGTTGATAAACCATACATTGACGAAAAACTAAATAATTGGACATTCGTGCGTACATTTAAACACGACGTCTTGAGTGAAGAATTAGTATGGCATCGTGACGAAAATGGAAGATTTATAGAAGTTTTGGAAGGTAGTGGCTGGGAAATCCAGCTTGATGATAAACTTCCAAAGAAGTTAATTAAAGGTGATAGGTTTTTTATTCCTGCAAAAACCTTTCATAGAATAAAGCGCGGGACAACAGATCTTAAAGTGAAGATCGAGGAATTCTAAATGGCAAACGTAAAAGTTCCAGCATTATTGCATAAGATGTCAAAAGCTGCTCAAAAGGCATGGTATAAGAAAAATAATATGGAAATGCCGCAAGAGAGATCTGCTGCTGGTGCCAAAAAGATTAAGCCAGTAGAAGTCAAGCCAGTAGAAGCTCCAGAAGTTCCTGCTGTAGATAGACCAAAGACTGCTCGTGAAATCAGTGCAGAACGCCAAGCAGCATACTACGCCAAAGGTGGACGTCAGCCAATTGGTGCTGGTGGTTCTGGTGGAAGCAGTGCAATGGCTGGTGGTGGACAATCAACCATTAAAGATCTGAAAGCAAGTATCAAAGCAGGATTTAACCCAAAGGTTTCTTTAGATCCATATGAATCAGAAAGAGCAAAAAAAACTGGACCGAGGTCATTAAAAATGAAAAAAGAAGAAGTTCAAATTGGCGAAGCATTGAGCCCAGAACGTAAAAGAATGTTTGACCTCAAACTAAAATTGATCAAGAAAGTTGCCAACAAAAAGGCATACACAAAACCATCAAAGGTAGATTCGCCACGCGCACTATTAAATCCAGCAGCAGATATGAAATTAAATCCAAGACCACCAAGCGGTGACGGTAAGGAATACTACCGAGAAGAAATGCAGATCGATGAAGTTACAAAGAAGGAAGCCGAATCAATGCTCGGCGGTCCAGTCAAAGAAAAGCCAAAGATGCCACCAGGAAAACAACCAGCAGCATATCGTTACGTTCGTGGTCTTGCCCGCAAAGCGATGAAAGCAGGAATGAAGAAAGAAGAAGTCACACTTGATGAAGTAACTGGATACGAAGGCGTCAAAGATCGTACAGATATGATTAAGAGAGCCGCTGCAATGGGTAGAATGGGTAAGAATGTTTTCCTTGCACGAGTAAAAGCTCGTGCTACTGAAATGAAGAAACAAAAGGCAATGAAGGAAGAAGTTCAAGATCAAGCAGATGTCGGCGAATATGATTACGAAGGCGATATGGCAAAGTCTCAACTTCGCAGCATTCTAGCCAATGCAAAGCGTATGCACGATATGCTTGAAGAAAACACAAATCTTCCTGAATGGGTTCAGAGCAAGATTACTCTTGCCGAAGATTACATCCTCACCGCCGCCAATTATATGGAAGGTGAGATGAATGAGGAACTTATCAGTCAAGAAGAATCAATCTTCGAAGCAATGAAGAAGATGGAGCTGGACGACGAAGAAGATGAAATGGACGATGAAGATGAAATGGATGATGAAGATGAGATGGACGATGATGAAGAAGAAACAAAAATAAAGAAAGAAGAAGTCGGCGGCAAAGTTGCTGTAACTCCAAAAGAAAAGGCACTCGCTGCACATCATGGCGATAAGACCAAAATCACTTACGGTGATGTAATCAAGGCTCGTTTAAAGTCTGTCGCTGCAAAAGCAATGAATAAAGGTAAGTAAAATGAAATACGTTGTACAACTTTCATACACAAATCCAGCTCACGAACACGTTTCATTGCGTCGTCGCGTTGATACAGTTAATCGTATCATTGAGGCAGCAAATGAGAATCAAGCAATTCTCCGCGCATCACAGCAACAACGCGCTTTAGGTTTTATGATCAAAGAAGCAAAGATCGTAAAAGAAAAAGAAAAGATGAAGAAAAAAGAAGTTGTGGTTGATAGTAACGAAAAAACAGAAGTTGCTGCATCGGGTGGTATGAAAGAAGAAGTCGAGCAGATAGATGAGGCTCGCCGTATGAGTGCAGCAGAAAAGTTGGGTCGTGCATTTGACAGAGAAAAAACAGCAAGCGATGCCAGCCGTAAGCGTGGCGAGGAAATGCTGGCTCAGGCTCGTGCAGAATATGCAAAGAAGCAAGCCGCTAAGACAAACGAAGAAGCCGAGCAGGTGGATGAAGCCAACATGCGCTTTGATCCAGAAGCTGCTGCTCGTCCAAAGTCATCTGATGTCAAAAACTTCTTGAATCGAAATAAGAATGCTCGTGCTGGCGCTGCTTCTAAAAAGTATATTCGCCGCATGACAAAACTCGGTGGTCTTGGTCCAAATCAAACCAAAAAAGACACTGAAAAGCATATGAAGAATTATTTCGAAGAAGTCCAAATCTCAGAAGCATCAAAAGAAGGCAAATCTGTAATGTACGGTATGCGCGCTTCAATGAAAGCAATGGATCTACGTCACGGCGTTGATTCAGACAAGCGTGATTCTGGCTACAAGATGTCACCTGCTGTTCGTGCTGCTCAAGCCAAGTCTGATGCTCTTTCTAAGGTTGAAAAACCAGTGCAGGCAGGAACTCTTGCTGCTCTAAAACGAAGAGAGATGAAAAAAGAAGAAGTTGAGTACATTGAAGAAAAACTATCAGCTGGTGATCCTGCATCAAAGTGGATCAGTGACTTCGTTGCTTCTGATAATCCAAAATTTGCTGGTAAAACAAAGAAAGAGCGCATCAATATGGCTCTTGGTGCCTACTATGCAGCAAAGAAAGGGAAGAATGAAGAAGTTGAACACGTTGAAGAGGCTGCTGATCCAGGTAAATTACGTGTTGTAAATAAGAAAGTTGAGGCGCAAGCGTCAAAAGATACAAAAAAATCTGAACAGAAGTCAAAGGCAACTGAAAAAGCAATTGACGTCGCAAAAAGTAAGAAAAATCCAGTTAATCTAAAGCCAGTACTCGGTGGAGACAAGGTGAACAATGCTTAAATTTAAAGATTTCTTGAATGAACAAGCTGAAACTGATGTAATTGAAGTTGATTCAACATACGTTTCATCAAATAAAGATGCTATCAACGCAGATTTTGATGTTTTAACCGCAAAACCATATCAAAACGCACCTATTTTCTTAAATCAGTTGCGCGGAACAGTAGAACGCTATGGTATGTTGATCCCAGCGGAAGCAACACCACACTTTCTGAACTTGTCTGCTGAATTAGTATATGCTCTTGGCGATTCAGATCTCTATCTTTACATCGTTTATGACACTGGTGAAGATGGATTTGTAGATGGATACGCTCAAGTTGTTACTTCTGATGAATTAAGCGATCTAACACAGTTAGATTCAGAAGAACTTCTAGGTGATCGCGATCCAATCGGACCAAGATCGTCAATTTCATATGCAAGAAAAGACGACGATTCAGGAAACAGCAGCGAATATTGATTTATGTTTGAAAATTTGAATGAATCAAATATATTATTGTATGCAGCAAAGTGTTACGAAAGACCTAACTGCGTCTCTAGTGAATTTGATGAAGATTATAAAAAAATTAGATACATCAAACGTTTATTGCAAAAGTATAGAATGACTGGTGAGATAAAAGAGAGATTGCTTTTAAATCATTTGGTAGTAGCACAAAACGTTTTTGGTATTGAAGCATGCACTAGAATGCTTTTTCTGAGGATTAATGAGAAAGATTATAGTGCGCTTAAAACTTTTTTAGTTTACACTTCCGCAATGCCAAAAATTGTAAAAGGAATTGATGATAGAAATATTGTTTCAAGTGATATTGAACTCGATCAAAAACTTGTAGATATGTTACGAAAGATTTAACCGAAACCAGACATAGTTATTCTAACTGACAGGCAAATAAAGTCAAGTAAGATGAAAAAATTTAAAGAATTTCTTGGAAAAAAGAAGTTCAAAAGATTTAAATCATACGTTGGCGGTGAAATCGGAGAAGAAATTCGTCAATACGCCAGAGAAAATAGAGATGCGTCTATTATTGTGCAAGATGAAAAGACTGGTGCAATGTATTATTTAAAGAATGGGAGAGAATAAAATGAAAGCAGCATTTTTAGTTTTGACTGCTTTGTTATTGGTTGGATGCTCAGATACATATAGATATCCATGCCAGGATCCTGCAAATAAGGATAAGGCAGAATGCAATCTTCCAGCATGTGAAGCCGATGGATTTTGCTACGATAAATTAAATGGCTTACAACACGTTATACTGAAACTGAATTGATGGCTCGATTGAAATTTACGGTCGGTCTATCATTGGCATTTACATTGACAGGAATTGTGTTTGTAGTTCTCTACTCACTTATCTTTGTCACCCAGCCAATGCAACAATCACCAAATGACGCAAAGTTTTTTGAGTTGATTACACCAATCGCAACATTCTTAACAGGTATTCTATCAGGTATCATGTTGGGTAAGAGCGAAAAAGATAATGCTCCACCAACACCAGAAGCACCAAAAGTTGAAGAAGTTCGACCAGAAGATTTGCTTCCAACACCTGTAAAGGAAATGGTTGAAGAAGTCGAAGATCATATCGCTTGAGGTTAAGTCATGAGTTTGAAAGCACTTCAACAAAAGATCGGAGTTACAGCAGATGGTTCGTGGGGTCCAGGAACTCTACGAGCAGCTGCTGCATTCTATAAACTATCACCAGCAAGAGCAGCACACTTCTTTGGACAAACTGCTCATGAAACTGGCGGATTCAAGGCATTCTCAGAGAACTTGAGTTATGGCGCAAAGGGCTTGATGAGTATATTCAAGAAATACTTCCCAGATGCTGCCACTGCTGCAAAGTATGAGAGAAAGCCAGAAGCCATTGCTAATAGAGTCTATGCTAATCGCATGGGCAATGGTCCAGAATCATCTGGTGATGGTTGGAAGTATCGTGGTCGTGGTGCTCTTCAATTAACAGGTAAAGATAATTACCAGGCGTTTGCAAAATTCTGCAATCGTCCAGATGTAATGACAAATCCTGATCTCGTTGCCACTGAATTGGCATTCGAATCAGCAATGTTTTTCTTCGAACGAAACAAACTTTGGAATATTTGCGATCAAGGAGTGACTGATGCTGCGATATTATCCCTTACTAAGAAAATTAATGGTGGTACTCACGGCTTGGAAGATCGCAAGAATAAGACGAAAACGTACTATGCGCAATTAAGTGCACCTGCTGGCGCAACACCAAAAGTTGTGACTCCAACAGCATCGAATGGAATTGTTGTTCCACCACCAGCTCAGTTAGTTGCTGCATCAAAACCAGCAGCAATTGCTTCTGTTTCTCCAGAAATGAAATTGTCTGAACACTTTAATCTTAAAGAGTTCACCAAGTCAGAAACAGCAACAAGAAAGCGAATTGACAATACACCAAATGCTCAACATGCACAAAACCTCAAAAATGTCTGTGACAAAATTCTTGAACCTGTTCGTAAACATTTTGGGAAGCCTGTTCGTATTAACTCTGGTTATCGCGGTAGAATTCTATGATCCAAAGGAAGGTCCAAACTCGGGTTGGGTTCATGCATCATATTCTGCAGGAAAGAACCGCAAACAAAAATTGACTGCTGTTACGGTCAATGGCAAAACAGTCTACAAGCCAGGATTTGTAGTGTAAGGAAAAACAAATGAGCTGCGATACAGATAACAAATATAATCTAACAATGTGGCAAGGATCTACATTTGGACTTGCTATCACAGTAAAAGATGCAAACAATGCAGTGCAGAATCTAACGAGTTATACTGCTCGTATGCAAATTCGAAAGGATTATACTTCTGGAACAGCAACTGAAACACTTACATCTGCAAATGGTGAGATTACCATTACTGCAGCAACAGGAAATGTTTCTATTGAACTTGCTGCTTCTAGAACTGCAAACATCGCAGTTGATATGAGCAACGGTAAACCACCAAAGTCCTCTTATGTTTATGATTTAGAATTGATTGATGCTGCAAGTAAAGTCACCAAATTACTATATGGTGATGTCACAGTATATGGTGAAGTTACGCGCATATGAGTTTAGATAATCCTACTGTAGTACAAGCAACAAGTAATACAGTCACTGTTGTTTTAAATCCTTCTCTTAGCCAAATTGCTGTGGTTCAGCCACAAGTTGGCAGCACAGTTGTTCGTGATAATGTTGTTCGTGGTCCAGAAGGTCCTTCTGGACCTTCTGGAGCATTAAGTCCATGGACAATCAAAACTGCAAATTATACTGCTGTTGATGGCGATCGTATTGTCGCTGATACAAGCAACGGTGCATTCACGATTACTTTACCTAGCAGTCCAATCGGTGGCGCATACGTTCAATTTACTGACGGTTCAAGTTGGTCAAATAATAATCTAACAGTCGCTCGCAATGGATCAACTATTGAAGGATTTAGTCAAGACCTTCTATTGAATATTAGTGGTGTAACTGTTGAGTGCATCTACAATAGTTCTCAGGGAACTTGGGAAGTCACAGCAACTCTTGGACCACGTGGTCCTCAAGGACCAACAGGACCAAGTGTGACAGGTCCACAAGGACCAACAGGACCACAAGGTGCACAAGGATTTCAAGGACCTCCTGGATTTACAGGTAATGCTGGTCCTCAAGGACCGTCAGGACCATCTGGACCAGAGGGATCGTTTGGTGGCATTACTCTAGAATATACTTTTGACACAAATACTGCAAATACTGATCCAGGCGTCGGTCAATTAAAGTTTAATCAAACAAATTTGCAATTAGCAAATCAAATGTATATTAGTGAATTTGCTGATGGTGGTATTGACGTTACAAGTTTTCTACAAACTATTGATGACTCAACATCACCAATTAAAGGACATTTTAAAGTAACTTCCAGATCTAACGTAGAAGCGTTTTTGCTTTACACGATTTCTAGTACGGTTCATCCTGGTGTCTATTCTATCGTAAATTGCTCTTATGTTTCTGGAGACACAAATCTTTCTGGAATTCTTTTCACAGAAAATCAAAATGTACTGATAACTTTTGCGCGTACAGGTGATATTGGTGCGCCTGGTCCACAAGGACCACAAGGTCCATCTGGAGTTGTGTGGGTTTCTACTCCATCTACCAATGTAAGTACATGTAATGTTAATGAAATGTCATATGATGCAAATGGAAATTTTTACATCTGTATATCTCCAAACACTTGGAGTAAGATAGATGGTAGCACTATCTGGTGATTAGATGTCAATAACCTTACAAGATATTCTTATTAGCGGCGCACCTCCTGGACCACAAGGTCCACAAGGTGCTGCAGGACCAACAGGTCCTCAAGGCGCACAGGGTAATACTGGTCCAACAGGTCCATCTGGTCCACAGGGATTAAGTGGTCCAACTGGTCCCCAAGGACCAGCAGTTGATCTAGAAAACATCACGACGAATATTATTCCTTCGACGAATAATACTCTCGATCTCGGTTCTACTGTAAAGAGATTTAATGATATTTACTCCGAGACTCTAACTCTTGGAATTTTTAAAACTCTCACACAGCAAATTGAGTCGAATTCGAATTCTCCATATACGATTGATACATTCCTTTCTTCGGCGTTCAGAACTGTGAAATACATCGTTCAAGCGACAAGTATTAGTGGAATTCACTCAACCGAAGTCTTTTGTATGCAGGACGGTGTGACAGCGTATCTTACAGAGTACGCCACACTGATTTCTGGTAGTCCACTCGGAAATTTCTCTATTGGAGTTGTAAGCGGAAATGTTAATTTAACGTTCTCTCCAATAAACCCAGACAATAATATTATAACTTTAAAAGTGATAAGATACGCTGTAACCAGCTAATAATATAAATAGTTTATCACTAGGAGATCTCAATGGCCACATTAAATCGTACATTTAGCGTCAAGAACGGTATTGACGTTGCGAATACAATAATTGTCGATTCAAATCGAAATGTCTCCAATGTCGCAAATCTTAGTGCAAACACTGGTACGTTTAGTGGTAATGTAAACGTCTCTGGAACGTTAATCACACAAAATATCATTCCAGCCGCAAATGTTACGTTTAATCTCGGTTCTCCTGAAGCAAGATTTAAAGATCTCTATTTGAGCGGAAGTACGCTCGACTTAAATGGCGTTGCATTGAGTGCAAATGGGGATGAACTCCGCGCCAATACGTTTAATGCTTCAGTTTCGTTCGTTAGTGCTGGTCTAAACGTACTTGATCAAGCAAATACAGCTCGCACTCAAGCCAATACTGCATACGGACAAGCGAATGTTGCGTATGGTCAAGCAAACACTGCAAGCGATCAAGCAAATACTGCTCGAGACCAATCAAATTCCGCATTTGCTCAAGCAAATGCTGCATATGTCCAAGCCAACGCTGCCAGCACCAGCTCAAATTCTTCTGCAAACACGGTTCGTGTTTCTGCGAATGGCGGTTCGACGCTTTCTGGAAAACAACTAAACTTTGTCAATACATCAACGGCTCTTATCTCTGTCACAGACGCAGTAGATGGTAATGCAAACATCACGGTTAACGTTATCGGTGGTGGTGCAATCGGTCAAGCATATGACCAAGCAAATACTGCTCGCGATACTGCCAATGCCGCATATGCTCAAGCAAATACTGCTCGAAGCGATGCAAATGCAACATTTGCAAATATAAACACCACTTTCAGCACCACGAACACAACCTTTGGTACAACGAATACAACGTTCGGGACTGTTAACACTACCTTCGGAACAGTCAATACTGCTGTAACGGCTGCTCATAACCAAGCCAATGCTGCTTACGGTGCAGCAAACCTCAAGTTAAATTTAACTGGTGGCACGGTTTCTGGCGATCTTACTGTTCAAGGTAACTTGTTCCTAACTGGTAATGCAACGTATATCAACGTTGCAACCTTGAAGGTCAATGACTCTATCATTCAGTTATCAACAAATTCAACCTCAGACGCAGTCGATATCGGTTTTGTTGGACACTACAGTGAAGATGGCGGTACGACGAATCTTCATGCTGGCTTTATTCGTCACGCATCAGATAATGTGTTCTATGCCTTTGATGGATATGGAACTGAACCAACTAACAACGTAATTGATCTTGCTTCTGCAAATCTTGCAACAATACGAGCACACGTTAATGCTGCAACGTTGTTGATTAATGGTAGTCCTGCTGCAACACAAGCAAACCTAACTCTTGCACATAACCAAGCCAACGCCGCTTACGATCAGGCTAATGCTGCTCGTTCTGATGCGAATACAACCTTTGGTACAATTAATACCACATTCGGTACTGTAAACACGACATTCGGTACGACGAATACTACATTCGGCACTGTTAATACAACGTTCGGAACAGTTAATACTGCCGTTACAGCCGCACATAACCAAGCCAATGCTGCCTATGATGCCGCAAATACTCGTGTATTGAAGTCTGGCGATACAATGACTGGTGCGCTAACAATCAATACATCTGGTATTGGTTTGAGCGTATCAAATGCGAACGTAAGATTCTCGTTACAAGTTAATTCGTTAAATGTTACGACGAATACTGTAACAACCTCTTCATCTGGTCAAGTTGTGTTGGATAAATTCCCAACGACTCAACTTGCATCAGCCAAATACTTCGTCCAAGCAAATAGTGCATCTGATTATCAAACGACAGAAATCGTTCTTGTTCAAGATGCAACAAATGTTTGGCTCACAGAATACGGTAGCATTCAAACTGGACCATCGCTTGGAACCTTTACAGCAGACATTAGCGGTGGTGATGTGAGATTGCTCTTTACAGCAGTAAATAATATTAACACAATTCGCTCAGTGAGATACGGCATTATCCCATAATGCCTTAAAAAACTTGGCGTTGCTTCTTCAGGGATAGTGAACTGGGATGACAACAGAAAATAGAACGTTCAGCGTTAAAAACGGACTGAGCGTCGCAAATACAATTGTTATCGATTCAAATCGAAATCTTTCCAATGTTAATTCAATAAACGTTGGTGGACATAATCTTTTTGCAAATGTAAATTCAGCTGCCAACACCGTCAGAGTTTCGCAAAATAGTGGCTCTACTCTTTCTGGCAAACAATTAAACTTTGTAAACACAGCAAATGTAACGATTGCTATCACTGATTCAGGTGATGGTAATGCAAATATTGCAATTTATGCAGCAGCAGGTGGTGGTGGCGGCACTGGAACAGGTAATCCTGGTTCTACTCTTAATGGATTTACTGGCACTGGTGCGTGTACAACTTTTGCATTATCCGTAACACCAACAAATATTGGACATACTCTTGTATTCGTTGATGGTGTTCTACAAAAAACAACAACAGACTATTCATTAAGTTCTGCTGATATCGTCTTTACAACTGCTCCAGTAAATGGCGCAGAAATCGAAGTTTACACTATTGGCGATTCAGGTCCACAAGGTCCGCAGGGTGCAGCTGGATCAACTGGTCCACAAGGTCCGCAAGGCGCAACAGGTGCAACTGGTCCACAAGGTCCATCTGGTCCATCTGGTCCTGCATCATCATTAGCTGCAAGTAATTATGTTATGCGTGCTGTCAAGAATGGCACTGCACAAACAGTCACTAGTGGATCTGATGTTGTTGTAACATTGATTGATGATTTTGATCCGCAAGGTTGGTTTGCTTCTAATAAATTTCAACCAACAATTGCTGGTTACTATAATATTGATGCTTCAGTTTGGTGGGATGCTGGTTCTGTAACAAACAACCAAACAAATATTCAACTTAGAAAAAATGGCAACACTCAACTTGCTATTGATCAAGCGCAAATTGTTACTGGTGCTGGTTATGGGCAAACATTATCTACAATAGTATATTTCAACGGTAGCAGTGATTATATTGAACTTACTGCATTTACAGGAAATACAACATCTCAAAATATCAATGGAGCTGGTAGCGGTACATATATTGTTGCAAATTTAATTGCTTATGGTGAAACTGGTCCGCAAGGTCCTCAAGGACCACAGGGTCCACAAGGTCCGCAGGGTGCAACAGGCTCTACTGGTCCACAAGGTCCGCAGGGTCCACAAGGACCTCAAGGTCCACAAGGCACAGCAGGTTCAACTGGTCCACAAGGTCCACAAGGTGTTATCGGTCCGCAAGGTCCACAAGGTCCACAAGGTGTCAAGGGTGACACTGGTGAATTTGGTGGCGCAACGTTTGAGTATGTTTACCTAACAAACACAGCAAATACTAATCCTGGTTCTGGAAATTTAAAATTTGATAATACCACGTTTAGTGGTGTGACAACGTTGTATATCAATGAATTGGATAGTAATGGCGCAAACGTCTATAATTATCTACAAACAATTGATGATTCAACATCAACGATTAAAGGTACATTTAAAGTTGCGAATAGTGCAAATACTCTTGATTTTGCATATTTCAATATTAATGGATCTCATACGCACGGATCAAATTATTTCTCCGTCCCATCTGCACACCTCAATGGTATAACAACATTACCAAATAGCACCAATGTAATTATTACATTCGTTCGAACTGGTGATAAAGGTGATGCGGGTCCACAAGGTCCACAAGGTGTTGCTGGTCCACAAGGTCCATCTGGTCCAACAGGAAATTCAATATTCGCCACGCAAAATGGCGCTGGATCAATCACTGCAAATACAATTAATTTTGTTAACACTGCAACAGTTACAATTGCCACATCAAATAATAATGGTATTTTAAATGTAGAATTTACCAGTATTGGTGGTGGAAGCGGTGCAGCAAATGTTGCAATTAAAAATGAAGGCACGACATTAACAAATACCGTGACAAGTATTGATTTTGTTGGTGCTGGTGTTAATGCAACAGCAACTGGAAACAATGTCACAGTAACTATTACTGGTGGTGGTTCAGGCACAGGTAATCCTGGCGCAACTAGAGATTCATTTACTGGAACTGGTGCGTGTACAACATTCACTCTTTCAGTAACACCAACGAATGAAAGTCATACTCTTGTATTTGTCGGAACAGTTCTTCAAGGAGATGCTGCTTATAACATCAGTGGATCAAACTTGGTATTCACAACTGCACCATCAAATGGTACAGAAATCGATGTATACACCATTGGAGATTCAGGTCCACAAGGACCACAAGGACCACAAGGACCACAGGGAGCACAAGGTGTAACTGGATCAACAGGTCCACAGGGTCCACAAGGACCACAGGGTCCACAAGGTCCACAAGGTGCGCAAGGTTCTTCGGGTGACACAGGACCGCAAGGTCCACAAGGACCAGCTGGTTCTTCTGGATCAACAGGACCACAAGGACCACAGGGACCACAAGGTGTTGCTGGATCAACAGGTCCACAAGGTCCACAAGGTCCTACATTAACTGTAACTGCGAATGGCGGTTCAGTACTCACATCTGGCAATATTAATTTTGTCAACACTTCTTCTGTAACTGTTAGTGTCTCAAATAACAATGGCGTAACTAACGTTGCCTTTACATCCACTGGCGGTGGTGGCGGTGGTGGGGCAAGCATCATTGTTCAAGATGAAGGAACAACTCTCACTACAAATGTAACGAGTTTCAATTTTGTCGGTGCTGGTGTAACTGCAACAAATTCAGGCGACAATGTTACGATTACTATTTCTGGCAGTGGTGGCGGTGGTGGTCAAGCAGAACTTGCCATCTATGATGAAAATGTTTTAATTACAAATACTGTTACATCATTGAACTTTGTTGGCGCTGCGTTCCAAGCAAATTCAGTTGATGGCACTAATGTTACAATTAGTTTTGTAGAAACTGGTGCTGGTCTAGGTAATGCCAACTTAACAGTCGGAACAAGTGCTCCCGCCAATGCAAGAGCAAATCTAGATTTTTGGTGGAATAATGATAGTGGTAAATTAAAACTATATTATAATGATGGAACATCATCTCAGTGGGTTGACGCTTCTCCAGCAAATCCAGGTCCTCAAGGTCCTGCTGGTCCAACAGGTCCAGCCAACCCAGACGCATACAATCAAGCAAACGCTGCTTATGCTCAAGCAAATGCTGCTCGAGCAGCGGCAAACTCTAGTGGATTAATCCACCCATTTTTCTTAGTAGGAATGTAAATTATGCCAACAATATACAAAGTTCTAGCGCAATCTGCACCGTCATCAACTTCTATTGCGAATGTGTACACAGTTCCTTCTTCAACGAATACAATTATTTCAACGTTGATGATTTGTAACAGAGCAACTGTCAATGCATCGTATAATATTGCAGTTGTTCCTGGTGGTGCTGCTCTTGGATTTACTTTATTCGGAACTGAATTATCATAAGATGACAAGAAAGGCGTTGAGTCAATTTAAGACAAGCACGAAAGTAGCAACTGCTGATAGAGTTACTGCTCGAAGCACGTCATCATTTACAATGGCTGTTGCGATTGCTGGTCAAGGTGGTAGTGTTTCTCGAATTTTTACAATATCTCCTTCATTTAGTGGAAAAACAACTTGGGATTTATCTGCTGATGGCGATTTAAATTTAAGTTCTGCAGCAAATGGCACATGGACGATCACGCCTCAAACAACATTTATTGCAAATGTGGTAATGTGGGGTGGTGGAGGAGGAGCAGTATATAACCAATCTGGTGGCGGTGGTGGGTCATCAAATGGTAAAATATCATTTCAATCTGGCGTAGAATATGAATTCATCGTTGGAAGCAGTGGATTTGGTGGTGCGGGAAATCGCGATGCAGGAAGTGGCGCTGGCGGAACAGGAATTCAGTTTAAATCTAACACAACTGCAATTATGGTCGCAGGTGGCGGTGGTGGTGGATCAGGTCAACCAGCTCCAGGTGCTGGTGCTGCAGGTGGCGGTGGCGGCAGTAGTGGTCAAGATGGTATCAGTGGTGATCGCGGTTTCGGATTTACTACTGCTGGTCGTGGTGGCACTCAGTCCGCTGCAGGTGCTTCTGCTCCAGGTCCAAGAAGAACTGGTTCTGGCGGCTCAGGAAGAAATGGTGGCGGCGGAGGAACTGGAACACTACAATATGCTGGTGGTGTTGGATTTGGCACTGGCGGTATTGGTGCATTTAACTCTGGTGATGCTGGTTCTGGCGGCGGTGGTGGTGGTTACTTTGGTGGCGGTGAAGGTGGTGGTGACGCTGGTGGTTTCGGTGGTGGCGGTGGATCAGGATATATTAATCCTGCTGTTGTGACTGACGGAACAACAACACAAGCAAATTATTCAACTGCAGCATCATCTGGTGATTCAAAACGTGGCACAGCAGGAGATTCGGGAAATGCAGGTAGAGGAGCAAACGGCGCGATATATATGTCAGCGGCTTAATTTATGGAGTTTTTATGAGTGATGTATTTTGTAATGTTTTATTTCCGACTTTTATTGTTTATACGGATAAACCAGAAACGGTGAAACAAGAAACAGTTAATTTTGCTAAAACAATTATTAATGAAAATGCGAACAGACCATTTCATAGCGATTGTTTAAGCACAGTTAAAACGATAGGCGATATATTAGAATATAAAGAATTTTCTGAGATTAAAAAAGATATTATCTATTGTTTGGGTGCATATTGTAAACGAACGAAAGTTAAAAGTGCAAATTTAAGGTTTAGTGGATCTTGGTTAAATTTGTATAATGAACACGGTTATCAAGATTTACATGCACATTCTGGGAGTATGATATCAGGAGTCTATTATTTAAAAAGTGACGGCGAAAAAGATTTAATTTTTCAATCTCCATATCATTTTTTCCAACCAGTAGAACCAGATTACGAGGAAATAGATTTAGAAAATTGTAGTAATGTTGATTATAATTCGAATGTTGGGAGATGCATTATATTCCCAAGTCATTTAATGCATAGAACATTACCTGCAAAATCAGAAAGAATTAGTTTAAGTTTTAATATTACACATGATTATCGATAAAATAAATATCTAAAATAGGAATAGAAGTCTCTCATGCCAATTAATTTTCCACCATCACCGAGTATTAACGATACATATCAGATTAATGGTCTGTTATATGTGTGGGATGGTGCATCTTGGGTAAGCGCAGGATCATTACCAGTTGGACTTCCTGGTTCTTATCGCGATCAATTTACTGGTACAGGTGCTTGCACCACATTTACATTAAGTAATGAAGCAGTAAATGAAGACTCAACGATGGTATTCG